CCTTTGACATATGCTTTGCCTGGCGATGATACTAAACTTAAAAGACTGTCTGAAGGGGTATTACCATCGTCTGTAGAAGTCTTTCCTTGGAATACACCTTGGTAATTTTGTTGTCTAGCAGTTTGATCAATACTTTCTCTTAAATCAAATGTAAAAGGTCTAACTGTATAAGAACCACTCTCATCAAAAGTTCTTCTTGCAAGTGTGTCTCCTAGTACATCATATTCTGTCACTCTTGCCTTACCAACCTCATTACCATTTTCAATTCTCATCAATTCTATAAAGTCTGAATCATCAGTTGCAGTTGTAGACTTTTGAGAAAGTGTTAAGGTAATTTTTAATCTATGAGCACCTTTAGCAGCAAAGTTAGATGAACCAGTTGCATTGTCTGTCAAACTAGTATCTGTCTCTGGAGTTGTTAAAGTTTCTGTGATTGTAAAACCAACCCTCGCTGTTACCCTTGTAGTATTTGTTGATAACACCAATCTTTGTTTTGCACATCTTACAAACTGTCCTCTGACATAATACACACCTTCTTCTAATTGTACGGCATATCCATCTTGAGCAGCTTGTGTGTTGTCAATCGGTGTGAATGTTGTTGCAGAAGCATTATTGGCTGCATATGTTGTTGTATGAGTTATGGCTGCATTTGCAGTAATATTTTCTCCGTTTGTAAATCTTTCAGTAGAACCATCTGTTCCAGTATTTACATATTGGACAAAAAGTAATGGTTGTTCAGTTGTAGTTGCAGCCTGAAATCCTACAACCTTTGCAGTAACACCAGAGGTTTGTCCAGTTATCGTTACAGCATTTGTCTCGTTATAGAATGATGAGGGATTAACTGTCTCGTTAGCAAATGTACCAGCAAGTCTTAGAGTTTGAAACCGATCCATTGTGGAAAGTTGGCCGGGGATGACAACTGTTCCCTCTTTGAACATATGATTACCATGTTGTTCAATTTGATTTTGTAATATAGATTGTAGAGTGGTTAACTCTCTTGCCTGAACAGCGAAGCCTGGGCGAAATAATACTCTATGAAAATCTTTGTCTTTACTAAAGTCATCGTAGTAAGGTGAGACATTTAGGTCGGTAAGTTGTGCCATTTACTAATCCTTTAAAATTCAATAATAATTTTTATATCTTCTGTTTGGTCACTTGCCCTTTGAATAGGTTTTCTATTTTCTAGATAAACAATGTTACCACTATCAGGCTGTAACTCTGGATTCGCATACCCAGTTGTTAGTGTTACAGTATTTGAGTTTGCAAGTGTTACAGTTTCAGTTGTATTTGATGGTGTTCCAGTTGCGCCAGAAGTTCCACCAGTTATAGTTTGTGTTCCAGAAAAAGCAGCGTAAGCACCAGTGGTTGAGTTTGTACCATAAGAACCAAATCTTTCTTGTTGATAATAAAGTAGACTTCTTGAACTATCCCATTCTACAACTCTACCTACAGCACCAGTGGTTGCTTGTGTTATTGTTTCATCCACATCGAAAGTTCCAGACGATGTAGACATTTTTACAATGTATGTCATTCTTGCTGTTGATGCAGAAGCAACTGTAGATGTTCCGTATGTCGTTGGATCTACAACCAATCCTACTTCTCTAAAATCGTTTGCAGTTGTAATATCATCATTCTCTGCTTGTGTTAATGTGGTGTTTGTCATCACATAGTGTCCACCCAATTCAGTTACAGCATTACTACCATGTCCACCTTTAGGTGAGATAATTATAGTAATTGAACCACCAGTTCCACTACCAAGTGTTGAAGAACTTGTTAGAGCCGCATCTGAAAAGATATATGCAGAACCTAGATTAACAGTTCCAAATGTATATCCAGCACCACCACTATGTAAAATTGTATCTGTTCCAGAGGATAAACCAAATCCTTGGATTGCACCGCCACTAACTTTAATTGAGACAATCGCACCAGAACTTGTTCCAGCACCAGTACCATCTCCATAAACAGCAGCGTAATAAGTTCCGTCTGTATAACCACTACCACCAGTGACAACAAGACCCTCTATCTTACCATCCGTTGCGGCCGCACTTACAGTTGAGTCTGTAGAGACAGGCATATAATCTGTGGTGAGAAACTTAGTAGCATCAGAAGCAGAAATTGTGTACATATATTTAAGGACATATCCACCTAAGGCAAAGGGTGATGTTGATTCTGATGTCGGTTCAGAACCAGAGTATGCAGCCCCACTGTTATTGTCTAGAACTTTGTATACCCTAAATGCAGAAGTGATAAAGTAGAAGTTGGAGTCAAATAGATTAGATGCACCATTTGATGATAGGTTGGATGAAGATATATTATCTTTATACATTGAGTAAACAGTTCCGTTCACCCAATTAACTCTAGGTAATGCAAAAGAGATATCACTAGATGAAATCTTTTTAGCTGCAATCATCGAATCCCATCTATAGAACTCTGAACTTACATCGTCTGCTGGTGTTGGTGGAACTGTATCATTTCCCCCAGTAGTTCCAGATGTAAAGGATGTTGCTTTACCTATGAATAAGTAGTAGACAGATGCAGATGCTTCAGTAAATGATTCATGAAACTGATTAGCATTGTGCTGTCTAAATTTTTCTGTGATTATTGCCGACATTTTTTAATCCTTTGTTTTATTTATAACACAATTCCTTCCTATTATCCAGCCTTAGTCGTAATTATTGCAGGCTGAACTATCGGAATGTTTCTCTTATTAGTATTTATATTACCAGACATAGTAAAGTTTTCAAAAGGTTTAACTCCTTGGTTTGGAATATAGTTAGATGACTCTAATACGATGTGGTTTATTCTATCTGCACCCTCATCAGCAGTATCTTGTTCTTGAACTATTCTATCTCCAGCATCTGAACTGGAAGCGTCTGTTCCATCAAGAACTATATTACCACCAGTTGCAGTTGTTCCATCTTCTTGAACAATAATATCTGCAAGTGACCTTAGATACTCGTTTTCTAAAAGTATCGCAGGCGGTGTGTTAATACCATCGTCTAATGAATCTTCTAATTGTATCAAGTCTATGTTAGATTGAGTTGAGAAGTCCTCTTCTACTATTACACCAGCTTCTTCTAAGATAATCTTTTCTTGTTTACCAGTTATGTTCTCCAGTAGAATAGAGGAACCAGCATCAAATACTGTAGTGTTTATTCCCTGACCTTCTTTTCTAGAAGCATCTAATAATATAAATCCATCTTCTTCTAATGCGATACCACTTACTTCTTGTGATAGATTTTGTCCAGTAAATTCAAAACCATCTTGTAGTATTCTACCTTTTCTTGCAATCTCCGTAATCTGTATGTCACCGATTTCTGAAAGTTGAATAGTCTGGTCGTTTGTAGTATCTGATAACAATAGTTTTTCGTTTCTATTTATGACTTGTCCAGCACCAAAAGTAAAGATTGAAGATTCAAGTAATGTTCTTCCTGACCCTATGTTTGGTGTTTCTTCTTCAAAGACTATATTTTCTCCATCCTCTGTTACTAGAAATGCAACAGCAGGGATAGGTGGTTCTCCGTCTAGTCTTATTACATCATGACGAATAGATTGTACTCCACTCTCTATAACTATAGAAGCACCAGTTTCTAAAAGTATATTGTCAAATCTTGAGTCTCTGTCACCATCTGTGTCTGTTCCATCTTCCATAGCCAATAGTAAGAAGTTCTCCATCTGTATTCCACCATATGATTCTTCTACAGCAAATGGATGGTCGTAAAGATATGTTAGTAAGTTTTTAGAAGCGTGGTTAATAGACTTTGTTGATCTAGTAATTGTTACTTCTTGACTTAGTGCAACCTCATTGTCTTTTCCACTTGCGGCTGAACTCTCTGACATGACTCTACCACCAGCGGCTTCGTTTGCAACAAACTGATTACCTTCATATAGTAATGCATTTCCACCAGTAAGACTTCCTTTCTCCAGTAGGATTGTAGAATTATCTTCCATAATAATACTGTCAAACTCATCTGTTATACGACCAGTTTCATGTAATATTTGGAAATCAGTTTCTAGAACTACATGAGAAACAGCATAACTATAATTAGTTGGTTGTAGACTATCTTCTAATAAGATGGATATATCAGCAGGCATACCACTTACTACAGTTGCAGCCGAACCATCTAGGACAAGTGTTTCATCTATCTTAATACCATTCTCTAGTAATATTTGGTCATCTTCATTTCCTATTGCAATATTACTTGCCTGTAATCTTCTACTAACCACTTGGTCAAATAGTGTCTCCAGAACAGTACCCAGTTCTGGTGTAAATGTATCATCTCCGTCAAATCCTTGGACACCAGCAGCAGTAACACCCACTTGTGCAGAAACAAATGAAGCGATACTCACTTTACCAAATGGTGCAAAACCAGCAGGATGAACTGCTCTTTTTAGTTCGTTAATATAAGTCGCAGTAGATTGTCCGACTTGTACCTCATATGAAAAATCTTGATAGTAGAAAGAATCTTGAATACGAATCAAGTCCTCACCTATTAGGTTATCAATAGTGACATAGTTACCCACACCAACAGATGTGGTACTCACTGTGGTTGTACCACTTGCGATATCAGTAAATATAATTGTTCCAGTTGCACCACTGGAGTCTGTGATTGTAACATCTTTATTTGAGAAGTCAATACCACTTTCCGTAATCAGTTTTTCACCAGCGTTAAGAGAAGAACTATTTGTTCCATCTAATACAATAAAGTCAGCAGTCTCATCATCTAACAAGAACTGGTCATTATCCTCTAATACAAGATTGAAACCAAATTCTTCCGTGTGTAATTTACTACCATCTTCTTGGATAAGAAAAATGTTTGTTCTTTGTTCTCTGTATCTGTCTAATACAATCTCTTCACCAGCACCTTGAACAAAGTTACTGATAGATTCTTCTAACTGGACACCACCAACATCATACTGGAAACCAGCCTTTACTTTACCAACAGCGTCCTCAAGTTCTATACCACCACCACTTATCTCACTAGAAGTTTCTAAGAGAATTTTACCTTCTCTTTCTTCTAAATCTAAAAGTCCTCTGATAAAGCCAGGATCTTCTTCAAACTCTAATATTCCGAAACCAGTATGATTGATAGAATCTTCCAGTAGAATATTAAACTCATGTTTACTAAAACCATCTGATAATATTTTACCACCCTCATCTATAATTGTAGATTGAATTGATGGGGTTATTATTTTGTTACCCATACCAGCATGATTTACACAATAATAATATAATGTATTTGTACCAGATGGCACGACTATCTGGACAAAAGAACCAGCAGTTCCAATAGGTATAAGTGTAATAACTGATTCGGTTACACCATCTGTAAATGCAACTCCTCCACCATGAGTTCCGTCTGGTGTAGTAGAAAATCTTAATTGATGAGCATTTGCAGAAGTATTATCTGTATACAAAGATGAATCTGATAAATCAAAATAATATGTATTACCTTCATATAATGCAAGTTCTGGCTTCTTTGATTCATTTATCATGAAACGATTGTATGAGATACCATCTACGATTTCTGAGTATATTTTAACTTTTAACACAAATGTTTGGGGGTCAGGTGTAAACACACTCGTGCCATTTAGAAGAATATTTCCACCACCATCAAAATCTTGTTCATCTTCTAAGATAAATTGTGAAGTAAGATTATCACCAGTATTTCCCTCTAACTCAATACTGTCTTGGAATGTGACACCTTTTTGTTCGTGACTAATTCTTTCTATATTTTCAAATGTTGTTGTAAGTAGTTTAGTTCCACTGTCAAATGCTTTAACAGTTCCAATATGTCCGTCTGAAGTAAGAGTATTACCATCAGCAAATGTTCCAGATATATCTTTTAAAATAAAATGTGCCCTTGGAAAAATTACTGGTGAATTTGAAACTGAATAATCAAATCCAGAATCTTCTATTTTAAATGCTTGGGCTCTACCTATCTCTGAAGATATTGCTGTTAAGTCTACTCCAGAACCAAAGGTTGAAGTAACAGTGATCGTGGGTAGTCTAGTATAACCAACACCTTTGTTTTCTATAAATATCTTTTTGACTTGTCCAAACTCTGCACCTAAAGAAGCGTCCTCAAGAACTATTTGATCTGTTGCAGTTCCATAAGTGTCCGTAACTTCTATTTGTTGGTTAGTTTGTAATCTGTAACCAGCATCAGAACCACCACTATCCGTTCTATCTAATAGTAGATAATCTTGTGGATTACCTTTTATAAAAATTGTTGCAAGACTTGATGGTGCAGTTGTAAATGTAATTGTAGAACCAGATTGTGTATAAGCAGTTGTAACAACATTATCTACCTCAACTGTGATTGTATCTGAACTTGGAACATTCACTAAAGTAAATGCAGTTGTTGTACCATCTCCGATAAACCTATCTTCTGGTCTACTCTCTAATTGTATGTCAAAATTTTCAGCAGTAATATTTGTATCGGACTCAAGAATAATTATATCACTAGAATCCTCTAATTGAATACCACCACCAGTTACACTTACAAAACCAGTTGCATCTGAAACATCTGTATCTACAGCATTCGCAGTAAATGTTACTCTATCCCCAACTTGATAATTTACACCAACGGCATCTATATCAATATCAGTGATACCACCAGTTTCAATTCCATCTATTCTAACATCTGCAAATCCATTACCTAAATTTTCAACTTCTATAAGTTCATTGTTAGTATACAATGCACCCTTAGTTACAAGGTCAGATTGTGCGACAATTGATTTTAATCTAAAGTTAGCATTAACATCTGTTACTGTAGACACACCAGTAATAATCTCACCCTCTTGGAAACTTCCTACTACTGTATCAATCTCCAACTCCGTGACAGAGGTAGAACCTTGTAGGAATGTAATGGTGTCTACAACAATCGCAGTTGCAAGAGAAGTCTGTCCAGTGATAACTTGATTTACTATCTCGTCAGCAGCAGAACCAATTGTCTCAACTCTCATAGTAGTCTTTTGACGCCAGTCACCATTTGAGACTTTTAACATATATTGGTTTGGATAAAAGATAGAAGCAGTTTCACCAAGTAACAATCTCATGAAGAGTTTGTGACCTTCTGAAGTTCCTTTTGCAGAGTATAAGTCTCTGATAGATTTTACTAGATTTCTTTTTGATGTTCCAGTTGCAAGAGTATTAGGTATCGCCTCCATGAAGGAGTCTCTAAATTTATTTAAGAAATCAAAGATTGTATTATCTACATCAGCATAGTCTAAAAGTTGTTGAATATTTTGAACTGGGTTTGCACGATATCTTGTTAGTTTGGCAGTTGCACCAGAGGTTGCCCCAGTTATGGTTTCGTTAGTTTCAAACTTTTGATTTGATGTAATATAGATTACTCCATTACGAACATCCTCAACTAATACTTCTGCTGTTGCATTTGATATTGAACCAGTAATTGTTTCACCATTGATATAATTACCAACAGTTCCAGAACCTTGTTCTGCAAGTATTCTGTCACCCTCATCACTTAAAACATAGGATACAGTTTCAGTTTCATATTTGATATAATCATTTGTTGCAGTAAGTTCCATCTTACCTGCTTCAAGAAACTTATAATAATCCTTTACGAATTTTACAAAGAGTGGGTTCTCATCTCTAATAAAGTCTGGAAGTTGTCCTTCTATTAGTGGAGATATCTTGCCGAGAAACTTGGAAGATTTTTCTGACATAGACTACTCCCTAATATGCACTCGTTGAGCCTGAAGATGCTGGAGAAGATGGAGTCGTTGAAACTGAAGTAGTGGTTGTTTGTGAAGAACCACCAGTTGAGTCTACTGTATATCCAACACCAGTTGTTGCAGTAGCATCAATGCTTGAATTAAATGTTGAATTAACTAAATCTATTTCCAGTAGTTGATTTCTTACTGGTACGACATCATTAGAGTTTGGTATCACTGTCATTCTTACCTTAGTTGATGTAGCACCATCTACATCTGATACACTAGTAAACTTGTATGCATTTGTAGATACCACTCCAGTAGAATAATTTACTGTTCCTGCCTGTGTGGCATAATATGTTCTTGCAGAACCTTGTAAGTAATACATTCTTAGATTACCTTTACCATCGTCATCGAAAAACATTTCCTCTGTTCTACCATCTACTTTGAATCCAGTGGATGCAACGATACCACCATTATCAGCGTTATGACCAGAATGAGGATTAAAAAGTGGATTGTTAAAACTTATTGTATAAGAAACATTTGATGATATAGTAGGTGTAAAGAATTTTGCCATAGTAACAGTTGTGGTATTATTTAAGATAGCAGGATCAACATCATCTATAAGTCCAGTAACTACAGAATGTCTAAAAGGACTATTAAAGTTTTTCAAAGATGTGTCGTTGTAATTTGTAATCGCAGTTATAACAGCCGCTTCTAAGTCTGGGCCAACTAAAACTGTCTTAGTAGAATCAAACATAAATGTTGTACCCAGAATTAAGAAAGTTGTTTCTGGATCAACAATCACTGGTGTAATTGAAGCAACTGTAAATGGGCCAAAAGATTTAACCAAAGATGTTTTTTGTTCTGAAGTTAAATTTTGTCCAGTGTTAGATTTGATTGATACAAAAACTTTTCCGTAGGATGGTGTTGATGTAACACCTAAAGATGAATCAAAACTTCCATCTTCTCCACCCCACACCGAAACTGCCTGTGTGTTTGGAAAAAGTTTTTTAGTAAATACTGAGTAATCATTTCTTGTTACACATCTACCTTGAGCCGCAAAGTCCAATGGTGCATTTATTTTTATCGAGTCGATACTCTCTGGTTCTGCACCACCAGCTGCACCTGCCACCAAAGTAATTCCAATATCAGTTATACCACTAATCGAACTTGGTGATGAAAATGAATTTGCACCATTGGCTGCAGTTTTGTTTGTTACCACATATTGTAGTATAACTATGTTACCATCTGTCAATGATTTACTTACAACACCATCTCCAAAGTAAACTTGAAACCTACCTTGTTCTACCTCTTGTAAAAAATATACATTACTGTTTATAGTAAGTTGTGATATGTCGGTTGCTTTAGTATATGTTGTAGTAAAGGTATCTGAAGATGAGTTCTGTACTGTCACTGTTAGTGTTGTTGTATCTGCTCTATTATCTGTAATAATAAATCTTTGTTCTGTGTCTGAATTATCTACAGTGTATTTTGTAGTTACATAAGTTCCTTCGTAAATCTCTGTGTTGTCAAAGTTAATTGTATTACCAGAACTTGAAGCCGATCTGGATGTTATAGTTACAAACTGATATGACACCCCATCAACTGTAGATGTAAACTTTGTACCAGCAGGCATAGTCGCTGTAGAATTAGTTGTCGTCAATGCAACACCGATAGTTGCTTTTGGGGCCCGACATGAATTAGGTTCGTATCCTAAAGTCTTTGCATGTGATACTACAGAACTTCTCAGGGCCGCACTATCTAGAAACATTTCATTTGCCAACATGTTTGCATTGAAACCCATGTAGTGAGTATTGTATGCAAGTGTATCCAAAAGAATACTCATACCACTACCCTCAAAGTCATAGTCCTTAAACTCTTGTTGATTTTTTAGAAAGGTTTTTAGGTTATCTTTTATTTCGTCAAAGTCTAATTCTGTAACTCTTAATTTTTGATTATTAGTATCTGCCATTATCTCAATCTCTCTAAGAATACTGTTAACTCTACCAATTCAGTTGGTGTATTAACAACATAAAATTCTACCTTGACTTCGTAGGCGTTACGATCTAAGTCTGGTATCGCTGATACTCCTACAAGTTTTGCCCTAGGTTCAAAATTGTTTATTACATCCTCAATCTGTCTCGCAATAACTTGAGCAGTAAAAGGTGTCATTAACTCAAATAACATTCCCCTAATACCAGAGGCGATCTCTGGATGAAATGGTTTTTCATAATAATCTAATTGACATAAATTACGAACACTTCGTTTTACTGCTTGTACATCTGTAAGTTTATTTATATCGCTGTCGGATGTTCTTCTGGAAAAGAATAAATCTAAATCAGAATATTGTCTTGTACTTCTCTCATCGTTTTTGAGTTGTGCATCGTATTGGGCCATCTAACATCCTTTATTATTATTTATACTAATCACCAGCACCATGTACTGTTTTTAATGTTGTGCCAGAACTATTCTTAACTAATAGTGTGGATAGAGTTTTCAACTCATCTTTACCAACAGCATCATTCGCCATCATTGATTGTGTTATTATATCTGTCGCATCCAATTTAGCAAGTGTATCTGGATATGCACTTACAGTAGTTGGTAATGTAACATTTGATTGTGTACTCAAGTCTAATGAGTCCAAAGCAGTTTCAGCCAAAGCCGCACTGATTGGATCAACAGTATTACCATTTGCATCTGTAACTGACCCAGATCCACCAACTGGCACTGTAGTGATTGCACCAGCAAGCCCAGGGTTGTCTCTGTGTTGATGTCCTACTAGAGATATGTTACTTGCAATCATGTCGCCTGATGAATAAGTTGTAGTACCAGTTGTTGCAGTTTCAGTTTTTGTAGTATATGTCTCTGTAAGTGTTGTGGTAGTTTCATTGTGTAGTGTGTACAATTCATTCATAGTCTCTGCGACCATGTTTATTGTTTTTGCTTTTATGTTTAGTGTATCATCTACTGTAAAGTTAGCAGACCCTTTAACATGGACAAAATCCGACCCATGAATGACTTCGTAGTTTGATCCGACCACTCGTAACACTCTGTTCCCGCTTGAATCAATTTCATAGAATGTTCCTGCTTTGTGGTATTCTGATATTCTCTCTTTGCCCTCTGTGTCATCGAACTCTTTATAGTGGCCAGATTCTGTCTCATACACATGATTGAATGGGTAGACGGCTGCATATGTAGATGCTGGTTCATCCCATGTCTGATCTGTAACTGCTGTGAGAACACCTTTGTCTCGTTTATCTTCTTTGGCTGCAATACTTGTGTGACTCTTTCCATCCGCTCCACCTTTCGCTAATCTGTTAATATCACTTTCATCTAGAAAGTCACTCTTGGGATACTTTGCATTTGGGTCGTTAAAACCTAATTCTTTATTTGAAGTTGTTTGGGGATAGCCAGGCAGTGTTCCAATAATTACTGGTTGTTGTTTTTCAGTTGCATCTCTAAAGAAACCTACAACCCATGTTCCCTCAACCATGAATGATGGAGTCTGACCCATACCATTCATAGATGGTGTGTCTATCGGAAACATTATGTGCGACCAAGGTAATGAACTTGTAGGTATCTTCTCTTTATCTTCTGTGTGAAAACCTAAACATCTTACTCTTACTCTTCCAAGTAAGGCAGGATCATTTCTATCCTCTACAACTCCGACAAACCAGATAAACCCATCAAGGCCCATGAAAGATTGTGACATGCTGGTTAACTCCTAATTATAAGATTATTTATAAGGAAGTTTCAGCTTTAGTTTTTTGGGAAAGAGTTAACTTACACTTTTCTCTAGTGGTAAGTTGTGCATTAAACTTTTCTCTAACTGGTATAGTATCTTTACTGTTCCTGACCATCATAGTTATACATCTATAACCATCACCCATAAAAACAAGTTTATTGTCTTGGTATAGTTTACCTTTTCGACCAGTTAAATCTATAATTAAGTTCTCGTGTTTAAATATCATTTCTTTATACTGTTTAAACTACTTATAACATCATCTATGCTGGGTTCTTTACTCCAAGGGTTATATTTACATTTATATTGTGATGGGCAGTTATTCTCATACATCAATGTATATGTTTTGTTTCCGCCTTGGTAGATACATGCTTGTCTACCAGTGCTTCTTGATTTAATTCTCTTCATCAATCTGCAAGTGGTATATTGTATCTTTTCTTTTTCACCTCTATTGATTTGTTGATTTCTTGTATATGCTTTTTTCTGACCATATTTAGTATCGTTTGGCTGATATATTTTACCACCAGCAAGCACTAAGTGCCATGGTGTTAAAAACAGTATGAAAAATAAAATTAACAAACTGTTCCCTATTATGACATACCATCTCAATATACTTTTGTCCTATCTAAATTGACCTTCTCTGGTTTACAGATTGCAACATATCTTGGTTTGGGCCCTTCTTCGTTACTAGGAACTGATGGTTGATTATTCAACCTCTCTGCATAATATTTGCAATCATCTATACTACGAAAATAAGAGGTATCTATTTTGTTGATACCCATATATGTTACTAATGCGAATACAAGTTCCATGTTACCAAGTTCTTGGGTGTCCGTACATATCAATCATGATACCTAAGAACATTGCAAGCAATCCACCTATGCAACCAACTAGAAAGATTATACCTATTGCATTAAGTATTTCTTTTCTTCTTTCTTGTTGATCGTAGATCATCCTTTGTCGTCTTTTTCTTATCTCACCCTCTGTCTTTAAAAGGTCATCCCAAGCGGCAGGCCCTCTTGTCAAAGATATAAGTTGTTTTAGTTGATACCTCATATCCTCTGCTTTTTTCTTCGCCATGAAGATTTGCATTGCTTCTTCTTCTACTGAACCAGCGGCGAATAGTTTTTTAAACAGTGGTGGTCTTTTATTGAACTCTTCTGCCTTTTTGATATCTGACACAGCACCCATCCAACGACCTAAATCGTTGGACATGGATTCTATATCTCGGCCAACTTCAAAACCTTTCTTGATAGCGTTGAAGGCAGAACTTGCAGCTCCTAAAGCTGCTACTACTTCTATCACTTGTGTCTCCTCTCAATCTCATCACTCAAAGAGTCACTAGTATTTATAAAAAACTACTTACTAATGAAGTCGTTTTCTTCGTCTGTGTATGGCCACATTATTTTATCAACTTACTGTCGTATAGTTTATTAGTTTCGTCATTCATCTTATCAATATAAAACATCAAGTCTGGATCTCTTGAAACTGCTCTTAGTGCTGGTAGTTGATTTTGAATTTCTCTGTTTGCAGATAGTTGTCTTGCTCTCTGCATTTGTACGATTGTATTGTGTACGACTTTGTGAACCTTCTCACAAATCTCGCATGTTTGTTGCCATACGGCTGTGCTCATTGCACTCATCTTCGTTCTCCTTGTTTTTATGAATTGTAAGTTTTTATCTTACACTACTATTTATATTGGAAACTATAATTTGAAATGGAATATTATTCTTTCCAAAAAAGAAATAATCAACACCCTACATCATTTAAGTTTGCACCATAGAGAAGTGCTTCTCCAAATCCATCAATCGGTGGCATAGTAGTTTTTCTAAACTTAAATGCGATATTACCAGCGACTACTATTCTTTCGTTCTCTGAATAACTGTGTGGTACAGAGTGTTTGATATAACTAGGAAAGATAATCAAGTCACCTATCTCTGGTTCAAAGGATTGCTTTGCCTCTGGGAATATAAGCGGCGGCGATGTACTATTTACTAAACTATAGTAACACCAAGACCATAGAAAAGGCCAATGTGTATGTTCTTCAACATTCTCTGAATATCTCTGAACATTACCCCAACATTCTCCCATGACTAAATCAAACTTGCCAGACATCTTCTGACACTCAATCAAAACTAAATCTGCAAGTCCACCTATAACATCACTCTCTTCGTGTAGATACCAAGAAGTCATATTCGCTTTTACATTTGATAAATGTCTATCGTCTGTCGCATGTTTCCGAACAGCATGTTGTATGTGTGTATTCTCTACTTTATCTAGAACATTTAAATGAACTAGTGGTATACGAACATTTGCATCGAACATACTACTAGAACTTTTTAGTATATCATTTAACCCCATGTTGATTCCAATCTTTCCTTTTTTAAATTTAATTTTTTATTACAGATACGATAACATACTCTACATGGTTTGTCAACCCAAGATTCTTTTAATTTAGTGAACCACTGATTTTCCATGACTTTTGTTGCACCATACTTTATTGCATTATGTGAACCATCAAGAACTTCTTCAATAAGTCTGTCATCCTCAACTGGATAAGAGGATTTAAAATAATCATCTTTAGTTCTCCATCTGTGTAATGAAGCACCAACCCAACAACAAGGAACTATCTCTCCAGTGTAGTCCACAAATATCTCTTCATATTCTTCTTGTAAAACTTTACATGATATGTCTATGTTTTCTGGCGGCCAAGGTATCGTAGATAAATTTGGCATCTCCTTTATTGTTGTTTCTTCTAATCTGTAATCCGCTCCATCCAAACTATATTCTTTATAACCTTGTCCACTATGAAATCGTGTGGTGTAAACTGTAAGAAATCTTTTGAAACCATATTCTTTTGATAATCTTTTTGCTTCTTCTAGTTGATGTTCATTGTGTTTAAATACTAAAAAAGACCACTCTGCATTACCACCAGCGGATATAAATGATTTTGCATTTCGTATAATCTTATCATAATTTGTTCTATGTCTGTACAATGCATGTGTAATATTATCTGTACCATCCAATGCAAAGACAACTCTACGATGTTTGCTGTTAAACATACTTCCGAAATGATACCACCAATCTTCCGTTTTTAAACTTCCGTTAGTAGTAACATTAAGTATTATCTTTGGATTATTAAAGATGAAGAACTCTACAATCTCATGTAAATCTTTTGTTGCGATAGGATCAGAATAGTTTCCGACAAACCTAACATTTGTAAGTGTATGATTGTTCCAGAACTCATCATCAAAGATTTTTTCTATATCCTCAAGTCTAAGTTCTCTATCTTGCATGCCAGGCTGTAATTTAAGTGTACCATCTACAGTAGCATTTCTACCACACTGAGGACACATGGCATTACATTTATTAGATAACTCTATATGTGCCTTTAGAGGTTTTCCGCTGTACATTATAAAAACTCCTCTAGTGTCGCAATCTGATATACATGCCAAGGTTTAATCATTCTATTTTCCAATAGTGCAATGACCTCATCGTAAGTCAAACTCTTGTAAAAGTATTCTAGCAAATGATAATCTATATTTTTACAATCAATATGAAACTGTCCTTCACCTTTGTTTCCTCTATGTTGCTTTCCAGAGTATTTTATATTTTTATCCGTAAGTATTTTGGAACTAGGTATTTTAAAAAACACCACACGATTTTCAAAGAACAAAGAGTAGTAGAGAACATCAAAATATTTTGGTTTGATTTGTTGGATATTACAGTTCCAATTATTTTCATGTCGGCGATCATCGGATATCAGTTCTGACCCTCTAGAGGCATATTCCTCATTTAGAATCTGTAATACATTTTGTTCCGTAAGAATTGTATTGTCGTTATTAAAGACACGACTACCTTTAATTTCTATTCGTTCATTTTCTTTTGTTCTGTCGTAAGAATTATCTTTTGGATTTTCTAGATTATTAAGTTTACTTGTAAGTATCTCTACGAACTCACCAAATCTTCTTGTTGGTAAGTTACATAAACTTTTCTTGAGATGTGGTATCATTATATTTTCATACTTCATAAATTGTTTCTGGCGTTCCTTCTTTGATAATCTTAAATGTCTTATCTGTCATACTGCCTGTAATCTGTAGAGCAGGTCTTCGTTTCCAACTACCATTCCATACACAATGAGGAAGAGTTGACCACTCCCAACACATTACCATACCAGCACGCCACTGTGTGTATATCTTATTACCGAACTGTAGTATCTGGCCTGGCTCCCAATCTTGTAACATAATTAAAAATCGTATCCTATCGCTTGGTTTATATTTAAAGTTAGGGTCATCAAGTGTACTTTTATCAAGAAAACCATTTCCCTTATACTTATCAATGTGCCACATAAGTTGATCGTTAGGTTTCAAGTCGTTAAATCTGCATGCTAATTTTTCTTCTCGATTTAACTGTAGTGTAGAGACCATATTTTCAAATACTGGGAGCATATCAAAGTAATCTGTTCCATCATCATTCCTATGAAGAGTAATATCTGGCATCCTATTTCGCTCATATGCAAGTCTTTGTTTTG